AGAGGCGAGAGCCTCTGGCACGCAGTGCATCATCCACCCATGCCAGTAATGGCATGTTTGGGTTTCTTACCCAAAGTATGTCTCCCTCTAGATTGGAGTTCTCTTTTGGCCCTCTCATACCGTCAGCGCACGCTCCAGGACAGTTCTTGTTCTTGGAACGCCGGATCTTTAAGATCCGAAGCACTACCGTCAGGTAGCGTTTCGCACTCCGGTACTGAAGGGTCTCTTGAGGGCTCCAGTACCCAGGTTACTGGGTCGGAGAATCATGAGCGCTCCCGTTCGGGAGTGTTCACGTCAGGGGGGCCGTTTTATTCGGCTCGGTCTGGGGTCAGGTATAATATCGCCACTTCCCGTGGTGATTTTACCCGTCTCTCAGCCAAAGGGGTTCCTACCAACCACTACACGTGGAATGGTCCGATCCTCTTTCCCCCAGCTATTGTAGCTCTGTTCAATAAAGAGTCGGTTCCTAAACTCGCCATTGGCGAATTTTCGGACCTTAATCGATATGGAGCAGAAGCTATTAGTAGCTGCTCGCCGGCTAATCCGGCGAGTGAGGTGGGTACTGGTGTCTCGGAAATTTACACGGATGGCTTACCTAGCCTTCCGGGTATTCCGACTTGGCGAGATAGAACTAATCTTGCTAAGGCCGCTGGTTCAGAGTTTCTCAACAAAGAATTTGGTTGGGAACCTCTGATTTCGGAAGTCAAGTCTTTTGCTTCCGTAGTTCAGCGTCATCGAGATATACTTAATCAGTATTCTCGTAACGCTGGGACCAACGTCAGACGCCAGTTCCACTTTCCGCTAGAGAAGACTTTTTCTGACACCAGTAGTACCATGGCCTCCATCAATGTTGGTGGAGCCCAAAGTGGTACTGCGTTTGGTGAACAGGAACAGCCAGGTGAATATTCCATTACCAGAGGAGAAGAAGTTAAGAGGTGGTTTTCAGGATCATTTACCTATATGGTTCCTAGCCAGACTGACAGCTGGCAAAGAGCCCTTGGGTATGGTTCTGAAGCCGATATTCTATTCGGCGCATCTCTTAATCCCACTCTCCTGTGGAATCTCACCCCATGGAGTTGGGCGGTCGACTGGTTCTCCGACACCGGAGATATTATTAATAATATTTCCAACGTCGTGCGTGCCGGCCAGGTTATGCGGTACGGCTACATAATGGAGGAAAGAAAAACCTTCATTAGGTATACCGTACTTAACTCTGGTTTCCAGAGAATTGAACCCGGTTCGAGTATGGAAAAGTTCCAGACTCTAAAACGCCGGGCTCAAGCTAACCCATACGGTTTTGGTATAGACTTGTCGGAATTGTCACCGACGCGTCTTGCCATAATCGCTGCATTAGGGATTACCCTAGTGTAGCTGTAGATGCACTACAACCACTATCCGGTTTTAAAACCGGAATTTAGGAGTGTGCCTAATGGCATTGGCCGATCCGCAGTCTATCAAAATTAGCGGTACTACGACGTCCCTCCCTCGTGTTTCCACGAGTGGTGGCTCGTCTACGTACACTAGTTCTGATGGGACTGTACGTCTGACGCTCTCTACCCAAGAAGGGTCGAGAAAACGTCAGACGGCTAGGGTCGACGTGAGTAAGATCACGGCTGACCCGTTTATTCCCGCCCAGAACTCCGAAGTTTCGATGTCTTTTTACATCGTCTTCGATCGTCCTGTCGCGGGTTATAGTAATGCCGAAGCATTGGCCGTCGCTCTTGGTTTCATTGAAACCATTACGGCGACCAGTGACCTCGTGCTTACTAAGCTGCTCGGCGGTGAGAGTTGATTAAAACTCTTACTGCTGCGCAACTTAAACAGGTCAATCAGTCTACTCAGAAGAACCTAAAAGCTCTTCTGAAAACGGTAGGTTAATTCACTACCGACTGATACTACCCCGAAAGGAGTAGTTCCGTGCATAGAGTAGATTTGTTTCCACTCTATTTCCTCCTGGTGATTATTAGTGTAATAATCATTCTAGGAGGGCTCTCGCTTGCTCTTTTTGGATTTGGTCTTCTGACTTAATCCAAAGTGGGTCACTTGTTCGTGACTCCTATGAGCATGCCCAATGCAACTAGGCTAAGGAAAATGTACTCTATTTAAGGAGCCATTTTGAAAAGCCTGATTGCACTCTGGATAAGTTTGGCAAATGATTTTGCCAAACGATGTTGCACTAGCGCCACCATGGATATGAAAACTATCCATAGTCGGACCGAAAACGAGGGTTTATCGTTTTTGACGATTACCCTTCCGTCCTTTGGAAAAGAGTTTAGAACCGCTCTTGACCAAGGGATCATTGCTGACGCAGCGTTTCCCGGTTTTTCACGGGGACGCCGAAGTCTCCCCCTATTCTTAGGAGGTTTCTTTCAGCGTGTTTTCGATCCTAGCACTGGTGTGTTGCTCAGCGATCCAGACATAGAAGCAATACATGCTATTCACCAACTTACGTTGATGTTTAGCAAAATTGAACTACCCTGTGCTGAGCATAGGGTAGCTTCTGCTATGTCTGGTTTTGTTGAGTGTGAGAGCCAGGTAAACAAGTGGTCTCATGACGTGGACAATTCAGATTTATTGGATTTCCACCGAATGAGCTCATTATTGTTTGCCCCCGTGTTTTCCGAATTAGACAAGGCTGTCTATGACGGAGACATGGTTCCTCGGCATGGTCCTGGAGCCACCGCAGATAAACTCTACGGTAACAGCAAGTATACTTGCCGACTCTGGACCGAGAGATTGGAGAAATACTTCCCTGCTGGGGAGTACATTTTCCCTTCTCCCTCCCATTTTCTTAATGAATATGGAACTGTCGATTGGCTCGAACCTGGAGATGAGATGCCTGTTAAAGTCATCTCAGTTCCTAAGACGCTAAAAACGCCTAGGATCATTGCGATCGAGCCGACCTGTATGCAGTACGCACAACAGGCCATACTCGAGCGTCTTGTTCCTGCACTTGAGTTTAGATTCTCAGGTGCTATCGGATTCTTGGACCAAGCGCCTAACCAGCGTATGGCTCAGGAAGGTTCCACTAAAAGTGGAATTTACGCAACTCTCGATTTGAGTGATGCGTCCGACCGCGTTTCATGCCGCCTAGTTGAAACGATGATGAAGAACCACCCTCATTTGCTTGGGGCAGTTCTGAGTTGTCGTTCTTATCAGGCGGACGTTCCTGGCTATGGGGTTATTCCCCTCGCCAAGTTCGCGTCTATGGGTTCAGCTCTTACGTTCCCAATCGAGGCTATGGTCTTTATGACCTGCGTCTTTCTTGGGATTGAGCAAGAGCTCAACACCCGGTTCTGTTCTTGGTCCGATATCCATCGGTACCTCGAACAGGTGCGCATCTACGGAGACGATATTATCGTCCCTGTAGACTATGTGCATTCTACTATTACCCAACTCGAGCGATTTAACGCAAAAGTTGGTGCCAGCAAGTCTTTCTGGATCGGAAGATTCAGAGAGTCTTGTGGGCGGGAGTACTTTGACGGCCACGACATCACTGTCGTTAAGGTCCGTCAAATGCCTCCCAATAGTAGACAGGACGCAAAAGAGAGCATATCGTGGGTCTCCACCCGTAACCAGTTTTATAACGCTGGTTTCTGGGCAGGTGCTCGCTATATGGATTCCATACTTCTGAAGGTACTTAAGTACTTTCCGAATGTGGAATCATCCTCTCCTGCGCTGGGTCGTATATGCTCTCTCGGTTACAAATCCGAGAGAGAATGCGATAAACTACATCGGCCTTTGGTTAAGGCTTTTGTAGTTAAGTCCAGGCTACCCATCAATTCTCTTGATGGCCCTGGCGCCTTGCTTAAGTTCTTCCTTAAGCGCGGCGGACAGCCATCCGCCGACAGGGAGCACTTAAGGCGTTCTGGACGCCCTCGTGCCGTCGACATCAAGCCGAGGTGGACTACCCCCTACTAAACTGTAGGGAGACAGCGGATTAATTTCCGCAGAGAGAGATCTCGTTTGGACTATTGCCAGTTTTACAACTGGCTCAGTCTTAACGACTGGGTGTCCTTTCAAGATTGACTCTTGAG